TTAATACACCATTAGTTACTGCTTCATCTATCGGTTTATATTGACCGTATTTTGAATGAGTTGTATTAGCATCGTTTCCTTTTAATGTAACAACTGCTAAATGATTTCCTTTGATAAACCAAGATATGTAATTCTCTGGGTATTTGTATGTGCTTGCCATTAGTCTATGTCCATAGTTGGTATTTCGTTATCTACTAATCTAGGTATCTTAACATAAGTACCGTCTGCATCCATAAAGTCTACTCTAAATACTTTATTAATTTCTACACCTGCATTGGTATCGCTTAATGTGTACCACTGCTGGTCTGCTACCATATTTGTTTTTGCGTATTCTACTTTTGTAGCATACTTCCCAAGTTCAACAATAGCTTCATTTATAAGGTTCATAACATAAGCTTCAGGCGCATCTGGAAATGATTGTCTTATTCTTGATATAATTTTTTTTACAGTTAAACTATGTACAGCCATTAAATAAAATCCTCCCAAGTACTTGTTAAATCTTCCCAGTTTTTTAATTTACCTTCCCAGCTATTAGCAAGAACCCAATTAGTTGTTGTTGGTAAAGAAACTCCAGACCACAAAGCACCAGTAAATGTAAGTGTTGTATTTGTATTGCTTGCTGTTGCGTTTTTTGTCATTTCAAAAGTAGTAGAGTTTGTTATAGACAGAACCCTTGTATTTGCTGGTATACCGGTTCCACTTATATTCATTTCAGCTGATATAGCACTAGTGCTGTCCATTGTAACTGTAGCGTCTCCACTTGTTGTGTCGCAGGTTCCATCACTAGAACTTGGAAAAGGTAAGGTTACTAAGGTAAAAGCAGGTGAAGTATTTAATGTTACTAAAGTTCTAGCCACTATGAGCCTCTCATTATCTGAATACCTTTATCGTAATCAGCTTGTAATTTTGCTTGTTGTTTTTCCATCCAAGAATATTCTGTTGTTAATAAGGTTAATCGAGACTGTATTTCTTTTATATAACCATCCGCTTCACTTAAAGCCGTTTGAACTTCTTTTACTCTCATATCGCCAATAGAAACCCATTCTTGTAAATGTGCCCCTGCTCTACTAATTTCAGTAGATGCTATTGCTAAAGCAGATTGCACTAATTCTGTATCTTCATTTGCTTGAGCTCCATAAGCATCTGTTGTAGCTGAAGGCTCATTTGCATTTATTAAATCTTCTGCTTCATCTAAAGCTGATTTTACTCTTGTAAGTTGAGAATCTGCGGTTAAAAAGGTAGCTTCATCTCCAAAAACAGAATCAGAGTCTGCTGTTAAAAATTTACCTGCTGCTGTAGCAGCTTGGTCTACAGCATCTTTTACTAAACCAATAGCTGTTGAAATAGCTGAATTACCAGATTTATCTCCCAACGCGTTCTGTAAAGATTTAACAGATGCATATAAAGGAATTAAATATTCGTACTCATCTGGAAAATTACTAATAGAAGAGTCTCCAAATGCTACCGCTGGTCTATTGATTTCTAAATACTTGCAACTTCCCGAAGCAGGTAACGCATTTAACTTTCCATCATAAACATAATATACTGGGTCTGTAGCAGAAGCTGCTTTCATATCATCTGAATCAGAGGCTCGACCAGCATCCCTATAATTTATTTTTCTACAAGGCTGATTAATAGTACCATCACTTCTTACCACCTGTAAAACATCACCAGACACTAAAGTTTCGGGCTCACTACCTACTGCGGCGCTCGTAAAGGTGTCTTCAGTCGCGCAAAGATACCTAAGGCTACTTGGCATGGCCGTAATAACTTCAGAGACGCCATCGGTCAAAAACTGCGTTAATTCAGTTTGTGTTGGCGCACTACTCCCATCTATAGATAGGCTAGTTAATCCCTCTACTTGCGCTTCAAACGTTGCCACGTATCTCGCCTCCTTTTGATTCTATGTCCTCACCCATAGTTGTTACCTGAAAATCAATCTGGTCTTTCCTTATAGCTGTAGCAAACCCCGCTTCTCTTATTATGATAGCAGGGTTAAACAAAGGCTTATTGGCTCTCTTACCGCAACCGCGACAATAGAACCAACCCTCTGAATTATCTTTTTTGCAATGCTGACAGGACATTAAGCCCCACCAACCACCATCGTAAGTATTCTGTCACCATTTAATTGAGTGTGGGTAATAGATAAAACTTTATTATTTGTTGAGTCTAATGTGTCAACAAAGTCTTTTATATCTCTTGCCATTGTTCCAGCAGCACCTGTTTCAATTCCGGGATTACCGGGGTGAATAAATACTTTTACTTTTACATTTGAGTATACAGCCATAATTTCTCCAATTTTTAAATTATTAGGATATTCGGGGGTTGCCTTTTATTGACAGCCCCCACAGAATCCAAATCTGTTTACCCTTATTTATTTGGGTTATGAAGTAGTAACAGCGTCATCAATACTAGATAAACACTCTGCAACCCACTCATCGCCAGCAGCCATTATATTAATATAATCGCCTTTTTGTGCACTTGTTCCAATAACAATATTAGAAACTTGAGTACCTGCGGTTGAGTTGGAAGCATTGCCTCCAGCATCTTTCATTACCATACTAACGATAGCGCTACCAGCTGCTATTGTAATAGCACCCGTTGGCGTTTCTTCACTAACTACGAATTTCCAATATACTCCATCTTCCAAAGCTGTTGGAAGAGTAACGGAATAAGCTCCGCCAGCGGAATCAAGCATAAATACTTTTCCACTTTCATCGTTTGTTAATGTTCTAGCTACGGTAACATTTTCTACTTTTTTCTTGACTCCAGCGGTTACACCGCTATTCTGTTCTAAGAAAGCACTTCTCATTATTCATACCTCCTATTAATTAGACTCAAAGTTAAATAGAGCATGAGCTTCAGGAAGAGAAACTTCAAGACCTGCTTCAGTTAGAACCATGTCTTTACGTAAATCTTCATCTGCTGACTGTACATTCGTTTGAATGTGTGTGTCTCTATTTACCCCATTGCCCACTAGAGGACGATAAGCTACATTATCAAGGTCAACTAAACACATATATGGCGCTGCATGGCCTCTAAATAGAGGTTCTTTTACGAGCGTCAAATCACCATGGATAGTTTCAACCTTCATTACTTTATGACCATAAGAACCACTCGCTTGCGACATCATTGGATTCGCAGCAGAATAAGCACTTGATAGAAAAGTATTAGAGCTTGCCATCTTGTTAAAGAATGAAATAACAGGAAGTGAACAAAGCGCAAGCTTTGATGAACTACCACCACGAGCCGGGTCAAAAATCACTTCAAGGTCTTTTAAGATAACATCGTAAGTTGTTTCAGCATCTGTACGAGTTGTAAAATAACCTTTGTCTTCAGTATATGATACTTGAGTTGATGCTCCAGTAATCTGAGACTGTGAGTTTTTAATAATGTGACCAACGATACCATCAGTATAGTTGATTCCATTTTGACTTGCGGAGTTTCCAAAAAGCATAGCTCTTTCAATGTCCACTTTATGTTCACGAAGTTTTAGATTCCATATTCTGTCCCACTCACTAGCATAGCCACGGTAAACCGTTGCTCTTGCAGTATTAGTAAGTTCACAGGCTGTCTTAAATATTTGACAATACCCATTACCATTTTCTAATTCACGAGACCAAGAATCAGGAGAACCTGAACCTTCTTCGAATGCACTTCCAATAACTGTACACTTTTGACCATCAACAACACCAGTTGTACTACCAGTTGCTGCGGAAATTGTACGACCAGTAAAGGTAGTTTCAGTGCTACCAGCGACAGGAGCAGACTCAACACGGACAATAGCTGTCTCGGGTTCGTTTGTGCTCGCATTTGTTTCGCCAATTGCAAATACCATACCTTTAATAATCCAATCAGGAGCTGCACCTGCACCGTCATCAACGGTGTAAGTAAGTGTGCTACCTGCGGCTGGAACAGTATGAGATGCATCTAGTGCAAATGTTCTATCCGCCATTTGGATTTTATTACGGTCTTTTAACCATCGGAACTGCGGGTCGTCCGTTGGAACTTTAGCAACTTTGGATAAGTAAACGAAAAATGGAGACTCATCAGGGGCTAAATCAGCGATTCTATCACTGAAATTATACAGCCGCCTTGATGGTATCACACTATCAATTACTGCACCGGGGTCACCAAACTTTAACGGGCCGGGATTATTATAACTTGGCATTATATATATCCTTCCTCAGTTTATTGTTTAAAGTACGCTATTACGGCTACCAGCATTTACAATACCATCCCACATCTTGTTTTCTTCAGACTTAGGTGAGCTTGGTGCTCCACCTTGAAGAACTCCAGCTGTGCGAGGTTGCTGTTGAGCTGCTTGTACTGCTTGTGCCGTTTCAGGGACGTTACTTTTTTTATTAACGTCTCTATATAGCTTTACCAGATTCGATAAACCAACTTGCTCTTTGGGTTGCGAAACAAACCCCATAAACTCTTGAACATCATTGTCCGAAAACTTATAAGTGTTACGTAACTCATTCACAGTATTGTTGTATGTTATCTCTTCTGTCATCTGTCGTTTTTGCTCACTCAATGCATTATTCACTACATTATTCATCATGCCTACCTCTTGGTTGACACGAAACTTAAATGATGGTGACTCTGAATTATAGTAAGCATCCCAAGGGTTAAAGTCCTCAGCGGATAATCCCTTCTGAGGTTCTTGCTGTGCTTGCTGTTGTTGTGGTTGTCCATTTATGTTCTTCTGTAATACGTCAACAAGGTCAGGTCGTGATTCTAACAAATCCCCCAATGGCTCAAGCCTTTTAAGCTTATCATTCTCCGCTTGGGTTCTGTCATACATTGACTGGAATTTACGGGCTTCAACTTCCCACTCATTCTCAGGAATTATTTCCTGTTGTACTTCAACTTCTGGAGCTGAAAAGTCTACTTGCTCATTCTGAGCAGCAGGCTCTGTGTACTGTTCTTCTGCTTCCGCTCTTACTTCACTAACGATATCTGGGCCATTATCAACCAAGCCATCAGCTACGGGTTGGGCCTCTGTCTGTGCATTGTCCATATTGTCTCCTTAAGATGTCCCGAAGGTTTCTGGAGCCGAACTAGCATCTGCTCTAACATTTGCTAATTTCTCCGCCTCGAGCTTCACCTTTGTTTGTAGGTTATTTAACTGAACTCTTCTGTCAGCTTTGGCGTCTGATGCAACATCCGCTAATCGAGATTTAAATTTCTCAACCTCGACACGCTTTCTGTCGCTAACAGACTCCCTTTGGGCAGTCTGGAGGTCTCCCTCCAAATTCTTTATTTGCTCACCCATCGCCTGAACTTGTTGCATGAGTTGATTCTTCTCATCAGTCCGACGAAGGATAGCTTCTTTATCAAATATTTCTGGATTCTTCTTTAACACTTCTACCTTATCTACGATACCCATTTGATAGGCTTCCATATACACACCTAGCTCTGCCCACTTATTAGTTGGCAAAGTAGAGCCCGGTTCAATACGTATATCGTGTTGTCCTAAATTATGTCTTTCTTTTTTAATGTCTAAGATAGCGCCTACTTTATCATCATATGTATTTACTGTAGCTTCAGTTATATCGTTGTTTGCGCTATTTAAACGGAAAATCTTTTTGTAAGTATAGTGACCTTTAGATAAATTATATAAAACTTGACCTAAACGATTGATACTAAACTCAATATCTCTTAGTTTTGACTTAGGTCTATCGGTTCCTAGTGCTATCATCCGCTCTGTACCTTTTACAGTATCCGGTGCTTTCTCTGCGAAACCATGCATCATTTCAGGTAAACCAAATGTAAAGTCAATATAGAACTCACAT